CATGGTGACCCGTACGGGAATCGAACCCAGCGCATTATTCCTTAAACATGTTGAGACTCTAATAGATTCTATTTTTCGTTTCCAATTTTGTTGCCAATTTTACCGTTCGCCGATGGGCTGGACGAGAAAAAGTTCCGAAAGCCCTGCGCCATTTTGGCAATATCCTTCTGCGCTACGTGCGTGTAAATTTTGTGCATCGTCTCGTCATCTGCCCACCCGCCAATTTTCATTGCTATCTTTTTCGGCATCTGGAGGTGATAAGCCAGAGACGCGAAGCTGTGTCGCAATCCGTGGTTCCCGACTTTCGGCAGGCCGTTGGCGGAACAAATCTCGTTTATCCTTGTGCATATCCACCCGCCGGTCAGGTTGACGACATAGCCTTCCTTGTTATCAACTGCCTTTAGTGCTTCCATCAGCGGCTCAATAATCGGCACCGTGCGCCGGGAGGAATCGTTTTTATTCTGCTTCTTGTGAACCAGCTTGCCGCCGTCCCCGGCAACTCTTGCCCCGTGGACATATATTATTTCGTTCTTGAAATCGACCTTGTCCCACGTCAGCGCCAGCATCTCAGACCTGCGCAAGCTGGATAATTCCAGCAGGGCGGCGATTTCTATCGATTCCCCTTTTATGGCTTGCAGGAACACCGGTATCTGATCCGGATCAAGATACGGCTTTTCGTTGTGCTCCTTTTCCGGCAGGGTCACCCGTGGCCTTCGCCCGGTTTCCTCGAATATCGCCGCGGAAATCAGCATCCACACATTTTTGATATATTTCGGGGACAGTGATTTCGCTTCCCTGCGGATGGCGGCTTGCCACTGTTCGTCCGTGGTGGTGTACACGTCAGCCGCCATCATGCTTTGGAAACGCTGCTTGCGGTAGGATTCATACGCATAAATCGTTGACGGCGACTTGAATCCCTTCCGGTCGGCTATATATTTATCAAGCGTGTCCCCCAGCGTCTTCCCCCGCTTACCGGGTGCGGCCTTTGCTTCGATAACGCCGTGCTTCATGGCCAGATATTCGGCCACGCATTCATCATAGGTATCTTTCGTAATGGATACGCGGCGATCCTCTATCAGTACACGTGTGTGCCACGCCCCGGAGGGGAGCTGCTTAATTTTTGGGAGCCTGATTTCCGGCTCCTTCTTTCTTTTTGCCATTTCGTTCGCCTCCACTTAAAAGCCTGTGGAAAATCAAAAATGCCGTGAGCATAAAAACAGCGGCGATTCCTGCCGCGCCGAATAAAATTACCGCAGAAATCTTTTCGGAGCGAATCAGCCCCATTTCCGTGTTCCGGGCATCCAGCACCATATAGATTATGAGTACCGCCGCCAGCAGAATGTTTAACGCGCACTGCCCGTAAATCAAGGGCTTATCTTCCCTTTGTGCGGATGCAAGCGCACTGTCTTTTTCTGAAAGGGCGTCGCTTTGCTTGCGGATTCTGGTATCCCGTGCAGATATTCCCGCCTCCTGAATCCGGCTCCGATCAAGGAGGCGGGATATTGTGGCGTCCTTTTCTTGCAACATTTCGTCTTTGTGATCGAGTTCAAGCTGCAAAAAATCCACGGTAACGGAATCGTCGCTTTTCTGCGGGGAAAGCCCGATAAGCTCGTCTGCGGATAATTCCAGGCTTGCGCATAGGGAGCACACATCCATGAAGCCCGGGTTCATCAGTGTCCCGGCAAAGAAACGGTTTAGGGTCGTTCTCGGTATCCCGGTCTCGTCGGCCAGCTGCTGAACGGTTTTGCCTTGCTGCTGCTTGGCGGTCTTGATTTTTTCCACCAACGTCAGGCTTTGCTCATGCAGCGCCAAAATACGTTCCTCCGTGGGCAAAATAACTCGCTCCTTTCATTTTGGCACGCAAAATCTACGCCGTGTAAACGGATTGTCCGATTTGCGCGTTTACTTTTATAGTGGTAGGGGCTATGGTAAAGGTGCAACCGGCAAGGGACACACGGCATTACCGGCGGCAAGCCCCGCCACCTTGTGGCACGGGTGGCGGGGCAATCATCACTTGACGGACGTAATTTCCAGAGATTCTTTTTCCGTGGTGATGCCATTGGCAAACTCTGTAAATTGCTCGCCGCGCGAAGATGCAGAACCCGTACCGGAAAAGGCATATATGATTGTGTAAATATATTCTCCATCATCAAATGTTCCAATTATCCCCGTAAGGCCGCCGGACGACGCGACAAGATCAAGATTGATCGTGGCGCCGAGGATTTTGCAGGTTGTATGGTCGGTTGCTGCGGCGTTGTTCCCAACTAAAGCCTCTACACACGCCGAATGCTGGGTTTTGGGCTTAAATGTCCGCATGATATCGGATTCATCCCCAGAGAATTGCCTCACGTAAATACCAATATAAGTGTTTCCATCTGGCAATGTTATATCTGTAAGCCCTTCGCCCGCTTCTTTGATGGTGCTATCTTTATCAACGGGGAATACCAAATTACCGATTTTTATTGTATCTTCGTTTTGCGCCTCAGTGGCCGGCGTTGCGGCTTCGGTATTGGGAGTGGCGTCTTGCTGCGGCACCCGCCCGACTGTAATTTCATCTGTAGTCCACAGCCGCTTCTTCGTTTCGCTATCGGATGCGTGCAAAGAAAAAGAAACTTCCTCTATAGAATCGATATCGTTTTCCTCTAAATCAGATGATAGGAAACTAAGCCCGTCATACGTTACGCACCCGGCGTATGCGTGCGCAACCATGCTACCATAAATCATGAATCCGTTTACAGAAACATCATCGGAAAAAATATTGATATCGGAATCTGTGCTATTTTCTACATAGAATGAAAGAATTTCGTTATCCGTCCAGTCTGTTTCAATTCCACGGTACTTTATAATTATGCCATCTTTATCATATATGGTTTGGCCGGACTTATCAATTTCCTGCACATATCCGTCAGAAATGGAAGTTTCAAGGGAAAACTGGAATCTTGTAATTGCCTTCTTATCATCTTTGTTGTATATATAGGCATCTTGCGCCTTTACAGTTGCGATACTTTTAATTCCGTACTTTTCCAAATTTTCACGGGTAATATCAATGGAACCGTTTGATTTCTTGCCGGGAGCCACATTTTCATGTAATCCACAATACATTGTGATTCCATTTACTGAGAATTGAGTTCCAGTGAAAGAAACGTTTTTATCAGAGTTATTTTCCGCAAGGACTTTTATTTTGATGCTGTAGTCATCGGAATAGTCAATTTCTTTCGCCGTGAGTTTGAAAGTGCCATCGTCATACACCACGGTTTCCGCAATGGTTCCATCTTCGGCGGCGACCGCTTCCGTGGGCGCTTCCGTTTCCGCTTCGGTGGGTGCTTCCGTGGCTACCGTTGTAGGCGTGGCCTCCGTGGTCTCTGGCTGCGTCTCAGCCGTGGGCGCACCGCACCCCGTTAGAAACAGGGATATGCAAATCAGAAAAGCAATCAATTTTTTCATAGTAGATACCTCTTTCCTTAAAATTCTACAATAAAATAATACCACGCCCAGAAAATAATTTCAACGAAAAGAAAAATTTTTGTGCATTTTTCTAATTAGTCCGGTTTATTGGACACATGGCGTGCTATTATACGCTACGTAATCAAACAAACGTTTATAAATACACAATGGAGGGACAAAATATGGAGACCAGAGAGGAAATTATTGCGTGGATTGTGGAGCGACTGCGAAAGCTGCCATTGGGCTATCTTTATCAGGTGCGGGGGTTTGTGCGTGGATTCGTAAAATAGCGAATGTACATAGAGCCGGGGCGTTTCAGGTAAGCGCCCCGGCTCTTTTTATAGATTTTCGTATACGCTTCGGAGCGCGGCCTCCAGGGCTTCCAGCTCGCTGTCCGTCCGGGAACAAATCATCTTGATAACTGCCCGCTTGAACTCGCTAGAACCGTTAATGGCTCCGTTCACAAGCTGGGCTATTTCTTCCTCTTTGGTCATCGGCGGCTGCATTTCTCCGGTTCCGGTTCTCAGCCATTCCTCTCGGATGGCGAAGATGCGGCAGATATCGGAGATCGTGCGGTCGCTGGGTTCCCGCTGGCCAGAATAGAGCTGCGCAGCATATGCTGGCGTTATTCCAAGTTCTCGCGCAAACGCAGATTTATTCCCTCTACACTGGGTATCAATAACTTGCGCAATTCTCGAATTTATGGTTTCCACGTTCTCACCTCCTATGCACTTAGTATAGCACACATAATTTGAAATGTCAAAGGAACATTTAAACTGAGCATAAAAAATATTGAAATTTATGCTTGACATTTATGCAGAGCTGTAGTATACTTTAAGCACAGCATAAATGATGCTTCAACAAACAGCAAATCGGCAGGAGTGCCGTTCCCACCGATTTGCTACCAAATTTGTTTACCCTATGCCCATTGCAGGCTTTCACCGCCTGAGACAGCACCTCAAACTTCTTGAGGAACTCCGCCACTTTTGCGGTTTTGGTTCCGCAAATGCCGTATTGCTGGCAGACTACATGGAGCGCTGAACCCGGTGGGATGTGATTGCTTGTCACATCAGCGTGTGTTTGTTTCCCTCTTCTCTGAGGCCTCCGCCGAAATCAGCCGCTCAGCCCATGCAGACGGGAGCAGGCAAAGTCAAAAGTTTGGTCACGGCGACCACTCCTTCCTATGCCAGTAGGCACGGAACAATTTTAACTCAGTTTAAGAAAGTTTTCAAGGGGCTTGGGTAAACATTTTTCAAAAATTTTTAGCAGCAAGCAATCCTAGCAAACCAGACCACGCGGGGCAACCCGCCCGGTGTAATGCAGCCTTGGACGGTTCCAAGCCCGTGTAAATGCAGAGGACACCGTGACAATATGAGCGCCCCCGCTTTTATGGCTCTGGGTATTGGGTATCCATCCCCATGTAAAAGGCACGACCACCCGGAAATTGCTCGACGGGGCTTGACGGTGAAGAAAATATCGGGGAGCTGGCATTCAGCTTGAATGAAAAAATTAAGTAAAGGAGGAAATGAAAATGCCTGAGAAAATCGTGAACATCCTGGACAACATCGCAAAGGTGAAGGGTCAGGACTATGTGGAGGGGCTGGTGGATATGGCGAATATCCTTGCCCCCAAGGTAAAGCCCGCAGATAAAGAGAGCGAGGGGAAAGACAATGCCTAGAATCCGGCAGTATGCCGAGCGCTACGCAGTGGAGGACCTCTGGAAGGAAATCGACCGCTGCTGTCCCCTGGCGGGGATTCAGAGCAACAACGCTGTAGCGCTGGAAGAAAAAACCGGGGTAGACCATCAGACCCTTCGGAACTATCGGAAGGGCAAAACCGAAATGCGGGTAAGCGTCCTGAAAAAGCTGGTGACCACCCTCCACCCCAACCCGGCGGTGATTCTGAAAACCCTGGGGTACTCTGAGAAGGAGATACGGGCGTTTGCGAGGGAATTGCAGTGATCAGCCACGCGGTGGCGTAGCGAGGCTGAGCAGTGGTAGGCGCTGCAAAGGCGAGGATAGCACGGGGAGGCGAAGCCGCGGCTTGGCACCGAGTGGCTGAGCAAGGGCTATGATCGGCTCAGCGGCGCAGCGCACAGCGTCGCAAGGGCATTGCATAGAATCGCTAGGCGAGGGCACGCACAGCAAGGGCACCGATAGGGACAACAAAGCAAGGCAGAGCAGAGGCAAGGGGAAGCACAGCTGGGCAAGGGCACTGATATGGTGCGCGTTGCAACGAGAAAACCGCCCCCGGGCGTGCGGAACACCCGAGAGCGGCAGTCAATGGAAATCATCTTTATTTTACCAAAAGAAAGGAAAAAAGTCAAATGGAAATCAGCAAAATCAAGGCAAGAATCACATTTTTTGAGGAACTTCTGGGTACGTGCAGCGGAAATAAGGAGCTGCACCGGGAGTTCATCGCTTCCAAGGCTCCCGACGCCGAGAGCATGGAAGAGGAAGTCGCCGCAATCGGCGTGGACGGCATGATGGAGAAATCCATGACGGTATTCCCCCGGGACGAGAACGGGCAGCCGTTCCTGTATGACTACCAGATCAAGGGCTTTTTCAAGGATTCCTGCGGCGTTCTTCGGAAGGTTCCCGGCACAAAGGCCAGCAAGATCAAGGCGTACAAAAAGGAAATCGACGGCCTCCTGTTTGTCTCCCCCCGAAAGATTCCCCTGGACCTGAACGGCGGCGAGATTGGCGTGTGTGAGCGCCCCCTCCGGGCATCCACGGCGCAGGGTGAGCGGATTGCCCTTTCCAGCAGCGAGACAGCACCGGCAGGGACTTCCATTGAGATTCAGATCGATTGCCTGACCAAGGACATGCACGATCTGGCACTGGAATGCCTGGAGTACGGCAAGCTTCGGGGTATCGGCCAGTGGCGAAACAGTGGGAAGGGACGCTATACATACGAGCTGATTTAAGGCGCAAGGGCATAGCGTGGATTGGCCTCGCTTAGCAATGGCTTAGATATGAGATGCGTTGCAGAGGCGTGGCCAAGCAACGAAAAGCGACGCAATGGCTCGGCAATGAACAGCAATGATAAGCATCGTAGCGGCATGGCAAAGCATCGAAATCCTACGCAATGGCTCAGCACAGCACAGCTTGGAAAAGCATGGATTTGAAATCTACGGCAGAATGCCGAAATTGAAAGGAGTTATTTATGGCGAAATACAAAGTTGGGGATAAGGTGCGGATTGTGAGTGAGCGGCCAAAAGGTTTTGCATACGCTGACAACATTGGGAAATACCTCGGGAAAACATTTATTGTAAGCATGGTGAAGTGGCATCCGCTCTTCGGGAATTTATACTCTCTCGAAGGGGCAATCATTGAGCGTGGCGCTTGCGCCGGCCCATCATGGGTTTTCAAAGAAAGCTGGATTCCCGGCCTTGCGGAGCCTGAGCGGGAACCCTGCACCGTGGAACTCCGCTTTGACGGGGTGATTACCACGGCCACGCTGAAACGGGGCGGGCGGGACGTGAAGACCGCAGAAGCCCGGTGCAATCCGAAGGATACCTACAGCAGAGCGGAGGGCGCAAGGGTCGCCGTTGAGCGGCTTTTTGAGAAGAAGCGCAAGGAGGACAAGCCAAAGGAGAGCAAGCCGAAGATGGGGGACAAGTTCGTTGTCACGGTAAAGGGCGGTAAGTTTGGCCACGGTTTCGACATTGGTGACATTGTTGCGCTGATAAATATCCAGCAGGACGGATGTTTCCGCCTGGTTGACAAGAGCGGCTTCATACAAATACTTCATCCGAGTGAGGTTCGCCCCTACAAGGAGAACTCCAAATGATGCCGAACGAGGTTGCCCAGCTTCGCACCATGGCGGAAATGAACCGCCGCTTGCGCCGGGAAAATGAGCATCTGCGGGAATCCCTTTTGATGGAATCGAAGGAAAGCAGGACGTTTGACGATGAGAACGTGGAGCTTTTCGACGTAGTCCACAAAAACCACGACAGGAGGTGAACGATATGGCAAGCAGGAACAAGCCCGTGGATGCCCGGTGGGAGCCGGTGCCGGAGAACCGGAAGCCGTTCAATATCAGGGGATGCGTTTTCCGTGTTCTCCCCTATGCGGGGCTGAATCTGGTGCTTTTCTGGTGGCAGCAAGCCGATTTGCTGGCAGACAAGGCGGCAGTTCCCGCAATGTGGGTGTGCGCCATCCTGATGGGTACCGGTATCGGGCGTTGCATCAGAGGGCGATAAAAAGCCGCCCCCGATGTTACAGCACCGGGGACGGCAAGCGATATAAAAAATCTCTACCATTTACAGTATATCAAACTGAGAAAGGAAAGTCAATGGATGATGTTGGTGTGAATCCGGATTACGATTATCTGTACGATTCCCAGGCAACGGACGAGAAAAGGCCGGTGTGCATCTGCTGCGGGAGAACCGTGGGACATAGATACTGGAAAATCCGGGACGATGCCATTTGCGACCTCTGCATGGACAGCCGGGAGGAATGGCAGGATATTTCCTATGATTGAGGTGGATTATGGCGGATAAAAAAAGTTGCCTGTGGTATGAGAAGGCCGCGGCAAGCATTTACTTCCCGGAGGGGCATGTGTGCTGTGATTTGTGCCCGTGTATGGAAACATACGCCCGGAAGCAGTGCCGGTTGACCGGGGAGTATCTGCTGGATACAAGAGCGACAGTTGGGTATGAATGCCCGCTGGAATTTAAGAAAGGTGAGGAGGGCAAATAGATGGGAGAATCATGGCTTCCTGTGATTGGATACGAAGGGCTTTATGAAGTAAGTGATAAAGGAAATGTAAGGAGCCTGTTCCGGTATAAAAAGCAGCTAAAGCCCAGCAAAGGCAATAACGGTTATCTATCTGTTGAGCTTTTTAAGGGTAAGCAAAGGAAACGCGCTTCGATTCATAGACTTGTTGCAACGGCTTTTATTTCTAACCCTCAAAATCTTCCGCAAGTGAACCACAAAGACGAAAATAAGCATAACAACTGCGTCGAGAACCTTGAATGGTGTTCTGCAAAATATAACATGGTGTACGGAACTGCGATGTCCCGCCGGATTGCAAATACGGATTATTCAAGTCCGCGCTACTTGGAAAATGCAAGAAAAAACGGAGCTACTCAGAGCAAGCCCGTTCTTCAATTTTCAAAAGATGGAATCTTGCTGAATAGATACTCCTCCGGGAAAGAGGCTTACAGGAAAACGGGATTAAGCCATTCCCATATTTTGGAATGTTGTGCAGGCAAACGGTATAAAACTGTCGGAGGATATATTTGGAAATACGATGAAAGGAATGATGACTTATTGGTATCCCAGTTTTGATTTTAGGGGAGTCCGGAAGCGGCAAATCTGCCAGCTTGCGGAACTTTGAGCCTAACGACGTCAGCGTTATCAACGTGGCAGGGAAGCCGCTCCCCTTCCGGAAAAAGCTTCCTGTAGCAAATACCGCCGATTACGGCAAGATTATGGGTGCAATCAAGAATAGCGCTAAAAAGGCGTTTGTGATTGACGATAGCCAGTACCTCATGTGCTTCGAGGCTTTTTCCAAAGCCAAAGAAACCGGCTACGGCAAGTATACCGACATGGCGCTGCACTTCTACAATCTGGTGCAGTTCGTCATCACCCAGACCCCGCCGGACGTGATCGTCTATTTCCTGCACCATACAGACCAGGACAGCAACACCGGAAAGACCCGGGCTAAGACGCTTGGAAAGATGCTGGACAACCAACTGACCGTGGAGGGGCTTTTCTCTATTGTCCTGCTCTGCTATACGGACGGGAAGAAACACGTTTTCGTGACCCAGAGCGACGGCACAACCACATGCAAATCTCCTATGGACATGTTCCCGGCTGAGATCGATAACGATCTGAAAGCCGTGGATACCGCCATTCGGGAATATTACGAATTAAACAAGAAGGGAACTGAAAAAAATGATTAACAAACCGAGCAACTGGAACAACGTACAGGCATTCAGCGACCGTCAGAAGCTGCCCCTTGGGGCTTACGTCTGCACGATCAAGCGGGCGGCGGTGCAGCGCAACGACTACGGCGACCAACTGTGCGTGCTGTTTGATATCTCCGCCGGTGAGTTCGCCGGGTACTACGACGAGGATTTCAAGCGGAATCAGCGGGAGGACAAGAAGTGGAAGGGCGTTCTCCGCCTGTGGCTACCCAAAAACGACGGCAGCGATAAGGACGAATGGACAAAATCCATCCTTAAGGGTTTCGTTACCTCCGTTGAAGAGTCCAACCGGGGATATACCTGGGATTGGGACGAAAATTCCCTTGCAAAGAAGGAAATCGGCATTCTGTTCCGGAACGAGCAGTGGGAGTATAACGGAAAATCTGGCTGGGCAGTGCGCCCCTTCCGGGCTATCAGCGTGGATAGCGTGGAGGATGGCAAATATACCTTGCCAAGCGATAAGCCCCTCAGAGGCGAGCCTGCGCCCTCATACGGCGATTTCTCCACCCCCTATTCCGGCAATACCGGCGATTTTACGCCGCTGGAAGACGGCGACGCGCAATTGCCGTTCTAGGCGGGAAAAATCAATCTTTCCTCAAAAAGATTAACAGTATAGTTTGCAATTCCCTTGGCGGTGTGAGGTAAAACCGCCAACTCCAAAAGGAGGAGAATCGTGGCAAAAGAAGTTTTCAGAATCGCCTACCCGAAGACCGGCGCGGAAAAGAAGAAGTGGGCGAAGGAGTACGGCATGAATGCGTACTACGCCGGGAAGCACTGGGCATTGCGGAAGAAAGACGCCGAGTTATGGCACTGGCTTACATTGGCGGCCATGAACGCCTAGGGCATTCGCAGAACACCCTTTAAGCTGCCTGTAGCCGTGACGTTCTACTGGAATGACCGGCTGGACATTGACAACCACGCGATCATGGGAAAGATGATCGTGGATGCCATGAAAGGCCGTGTCATCGAGGACGACAACCGGCGCTGGCTGAAAAGCGTTTCCCACAATTTCCACGACGAGGATTACATACAGGTTGAAATACGGGAGGTAAGGCCGTGACACAGTGTGAGCGTATCCTGCGGCATTTGCAGGATTATGGGAGTATCACTCAGGCCGAGGCGGTTACCGAGTACGGCTGTTACCGGCTGGGTGCAAGAATCTGGGATTTGAAAGCCCAGGGCGTTCCCATCAAAAGCGAAACCGTCACCGGGAAGAACCGATACGGGGAGCGGACGTGCTTTGCAAGATATTCGCTGGTGAAGGAGGTGAATGAGCAATGAAATATGACGTTTTCGTCACCGATGCCGAGGATATCTTTGAATTGGATGACCTTCGAGACAATCTTCTCCGACTGGATGATATATCCGAAGAAGAAGTAAAACACATAGTTGACATTTTTGGCAGTCGCGACTTTCAAATTGTTCTATTCCCTAGGCGGGGAAGCGAGGAGTAAACTATGGCAATCAAAAGCGGACTTGATTTCTTTCCGCTTGATGTTTGCTTGGACAAGAAATTTGAACTGATAGAAGCAGAATATGGCTTGACAGGATTTGGTGTAATCGTTCACTTGCTGCAAGAGATATACGGCAAGGAGGGTTATTACATTGAATGGACAGAGGAGGTTGCGCTTTTGTTCGCCCGAAGGTGCGGGCTGGGTGGGAGCGTCGTTTCCGAAATAATAGAGGCTTCTATCAGACGAGGGATGTTCGACAAAGAGATATATGACAAGTATCACGTTCTGACTTCACGGGGAATTCAGAAGCGGTACTTCGAGGCAGTCAGCCGCCGTAAAAGTCTTGAAGTCGATTACAACATCCTTCTGGTCGAGTGCGCCCAAATTTGCCCCAATGTAAACATTTCAAGCAGAAATGTCAACATTTTCTCAAAAAATGCTGACATCCAAAGACATAGTAGAGTAGAGGAGAGTAGAGTAGAGAAAAGTAGAGTAAAGGAGAGTATAGGCGCGGAGCCGGACACCGCCTCCACGCCACCGGTGTGCCAGATCATGCTGAATGATAAATCCCTTTACCCTGTTTTTCAGGCTGACGTGGACAAATGGGCAGAACTCTACCCCGCCGTTGATATCCTGGCAGAGCTTCGGAAAATGGCCGGGTGGTGTGACGCCAACCCCTCCAAGCGGAAAACCAAGAGCGGGGTACAACGGTTTATCAACGGCTGGCTTGCCAAAGAGCAGGACAGGGGCCGCGCTGGGTCAGCGCCACCGGTTAGGCGCTATGGAAAGCCTGATATTCCAAAGGGCGCGTCCGGCGAGCTGGGGGACGCTGAGCTGGAAGCCATACGGCAGGTTCTGGCGGCGGGCGCAGATGAAAGAAGGGATGCGTTATGAGAGAAAAACCCGGCCAGTGCAGCGATTCGGGAAGCCCCTTTTGCAGGAACTGCACGCGGGACGATTGCCCCACCAACGGGGACGGCTGCAAGGCATGGGAAATGTATTTCATCGATAACTGGAACAAAAACATCATGAAACTATGGAAAAACCACAAAAAACAACGCCAATTTTTTCGGTATGAACACCCGGATTTGGTGAGAGAGGGGATTGTTATCGAGAATGAATGACTTGGAGCAGATGGCAATCGAACGCCTGAAAGCCGCCTCTGATATGTCGCTCATGGCGTATCAGCAGCCTTTGGTTATCTGCATTTCCGGCGGCAAAGATTCCGGGGTTATCACCGAGCTTGCGGTGCGTTCCGGCATCCCCTGCGAGTTCCAGCACAACCACACCACGGCTGATGCCCCAGAAACGGTGCGGTTTGTCAGAAGTGAGTTCAAACGGTTGGAGGAAAAGGGCTACAAATGCACCGTAAACATGCCGACTTACAAAGGGAAACGGGTGTCCATGTGGAGCCTAATTCCTCAGAAGCTCATGCCGCCAACACGGTTGGTACGGTACTGCTGTTCCGTCCTGAAAGAAACAGGTGGGGTAGGACGGGTTATCTGCACCGGGGTTCGCTGGGCTGAATCTACATCCCGGAAAAATAACCGTGGAATCTACGAAAAACTGGGTGCAACCAAGGATAAAAGAATCATTCTTGCTAATGACAATGATGAAAAACGGATGCTTTTTGAAAACTGCCGTCTGAAAGCAAAACGAGTTGTGAACCCCATTATCGACTGGATGGACAAGGATGTGTACGGCTTCCTGGAAGATGCCAAATGCCCCATGAACCCGCTATACGCCGAGGGGAAATGCCGGGTTGGGTGTATCGGATGCCCTATGGCTGGCACGAAAGGGCGTGAAGCAGAGTTCGCAAGATGGCCGAAGTACAAGCAACTCTACCTGAACGCATTTGAACGGTTGCTGGAGGAACGCAGACGGCGTGGGAAACTGGACGGTTCATGGCGCATGGGAACCACCGCAGAAGATGTGTTCCGCTGGTGGATGGAGTACGATGTGCTACCGGGGCAGACAAGTATGGAGGATTTTCAATGAGCAAGGCGAAAATGTACGGCTGTTTCAGGCCGGTGAAGCGGAATTGCACCCCGCCCAAGTGGGGGAAAGTTCCTCGGGGGAATAAAGAAAAACAGAAAGGAAATGGGAAATGATTCACCTGGGCGATATAACCAAAATCCACGGCGGTACTGCTCCCGTGGTGGATGTGGCCATCGGAGGCAGCCCATGCCAGGACCTGAGCATTGCCGGAAAAAGAGTCGGACTTGCCGGGGAGCGGTCCGGGCTGTACATGGAGCAGATCCGAGTGATAAGGGAGATGAGAGAGCATGACAGAGCAAATGGACGGTCAGGTGAGTTTATTCGCCCACGATACATGGTCTGGGAGAACGTCCCCGGAGCGTTCAGCTCCAACCACGGGAAAGACTTTGCCGCAGTCCTCGAAGAAGCGGTCAAAATCGTCGAGCCGGAAGCCCCCCCTGTTCCTGTGCCTGAAAAGGGATGGCCAACCAGCGGATGCCTCATGGGAGACGGATGGAGCGTTGCTTGGCGTGTACTCGATGCACAGTTTTGGGGAGTCCCCCAAAGACGACGTAGAATCGTACTTGTCGCAGATTTTGGAGGCCACACCGCACCCGAAATACTATTTGTCCGCAAAAGCGTGTCAGGGGATTCTGAACCGGGCGGCGAGACGAGGGAAGGATTTGCCGGAGGCTCTGCGGAAAGCACTGGAAGCTCAGTCTATTGCCGGCAAGGAAACGGAATAGACCGCGCGGACACAGCCGGATGCAACGGCAGGGGCTGGAAAGAAAATGTGAGCTATACGCTCAACACCATCGACCGACCAGCGGTCTGCGCCGGTTTTAAGCTGGGGAACAGCGAAAAAGCCAGGAGTATCGGATATTGCGAGGAGCAAGCGCCGACCCTGAACGCAGAATGCGGCGGGAATAAGCCTGCGATACTGGACATGTCCCACGCCTGTGATGTAATCCGGGATTGCGGTGGCATTTCCCCATCCTTGCAGGCCAGAATGGGGACAGGTGGGAATCAAGTGCCGCTGACGTATCAAATGCAGGGATTCGGCGATTATCGCGAGGGCAATGTTGCAAGCAGCTGCAAACAGCGGGATTTCAAGGGAAGCACAGACCTTGTGTGCGCCGTGGATTGCCGGAACGGTACGGAAAACGCTGACGTAAACGGAACTTTGCAAGCCAAATCAAACGGCGGTACAAGCTATAATTTGCAAAATGTTGTCAGGGAAAATATGCTGGTGCGCCGCCTAACTCCACTGGAATGTGAGCGGCTACAGGGATTCCCGGATGGCTGGACAGACATCGGGGAATGGGTGGACAGCAAGGGCAAGAAACGGCAAACCGCCGATTCTGCCCGATACAAAGCTCTTGGCAACTCCATTGCCCTACCGCCCTGGAAATGGGTGCTGAAACGGTTATGCGCTCAGTATGAACGTGATGCAACTATGGCGAGTCTTTTTGACGGAATCGGCGGGTTCCCACTTATCTGGGAGCAACTGAACGGAAAAGGAAGCTGCCTCTGGGCGAGCGAGATCGAGGAGTTCCCCATGGCCGTGACGAGAAAGCATTTTGGATAACACAAGCCCGGGGCAACCCGGGCGGGAAGGAGATAACGATGGATGAAATCAAATTGAAGCCCTGCCCGTTCTGCGGAGACAAGGGCGTTATGCAGAGAAACGGTCACTGCTTTCGGGTATACTGCCCAAATAGAGATTGCCCAATCGAACCGAGAACACATTGGTTATCTAATCCTCTATTAGCAATCGAAACATGGAATAGGAGGGCTGACAATGGCTAAAGCGGTACTTATCAGCATCCGCCCGGAGTGGGTGGAGAAGATTGCCAGAGGTGAAAAGACCGTTGAGGTGCGAAAAACCAGGCCAAAGCTGGACACGCCGTTCAAATGCTACATCTACTGCACGCAAGGCAACGACGCACGCAGACTGCGCGGCTCATGGGGCAAGGTCATTGGGGAGTTTATTTGCGACCGGGTTGAAACCATCAAGGCGGCAACAGAACCGTATGGAATCTACGATGTGGGTGATTACTTTGTGGCGCAGACTAGGCTTGTGGACGGTGCTTTGTGGGACTACGGAAAAGGTGCAACACTGTACGGCTGGCACATTTCCAAGTTGGAAATCTACGATACGCCGAAACCGCTGAGCAAATTCAAGGGGTTGCGGAAAACGAAATTTGGATATGCGCCTGTTGAAATCAAACGCCCGCCCCAGAGTTGGTGCTATGTGGAGGAACAGTAATGGCCTTACGTAAACTTGCTCTGATGCACCGTTTTTTTGGCGTTTTGGATGGGCATACGTGCCGGGAGTGTAGCAACTTCATAAAGGGCAAGTATCACGATAAAGTGCTTTGCAAATGCAAAGTATACGGGCTTACCCGTAGTGAAGCGACGGACTGGGCGGGACGATGGATTGCTTGTGGGGCATTCAATCGGGCAATAAGCCGCAACCCCCTTGTGAGAGAAGTCGTCCCGGAACGGAAGCGGAAAGAGGCCGACAATACGCCCATTGATGGGCAGATTAGTTTGGAGGAATTGAAATGAGTGATTACATCAGCCGGGAGACAATTAAAGACACCATGCTGCGATATGGTTTTAAGGCTCCGGATATGACCGTTACCGAGTTTGTAGAAGACGAGTTGCCCGCCGCCGACGTGGAGCCGGTGCGGCATGGGGAGTGGTTGCGAACTGACGATGATTGGAGCAGTCTTGTAACAATCCAATGCTCTGTCTGCGGCGGAGAATGGTGCTTTGAGGTTGACGAGGATGTGCAGCTGCTGGGGTACAACTACTGCCCGGGGTGTGGATGCAAAATGGATTTGGAGGACGAAACAAATGACGATTGACCGAGCAATTGAAATTCTGAACCCGGAACACCGGGAGCATTATGACGGCATGGACGAGGTGAACGAAGCCTGCCGGATGGGCATGGAGGCGTTGGAGCGGGGGAAAAATGCCGTCCCCGTGGTAAGGTGCCGGGACTGCATTGCATTTGAGGAAATAGGCAAGTACCCCACAAACAAAGGATGGACGCCAATTGGGTATTGCTATCATTGGCAATATGAGCAGGGCATGTCCCCTAACGAGGTAGACGGCAATGCTTTTTGCAGTTATGGGGAGCGAAAGGTGGATGAAAATGGAAGAACTTAACGGCTACACCCCACCTGCCAGCTTGAATTTAAGCGACTTCCAGGATGCTATCGGCGATGCCGTAGTACAGGCGATTATAAAGATCGGTATCCGGGTGAATCGGGAAGAACTTCTGAAAGCTCTGAAATATGATCGGGGGCAGTACAAGGCGGGGTATGACGCTGGTTTCGCAGACGGGTTCATTGAAACGCTCCATATCGTCCGCTGCCGGGGCTGCATCCACCGGCAGGGAGACGAGAATCCTATGTGTATGCTGCACACCGAGCCTTACCCAAATGTCAGAGGCTACAAGGGCGAGGCTGTTTGCGTGGAAATGAACGGCTTTTGCAGCTACGGAGAAAGGAGAAAATCGAATGAAAATCATACTTGATATCCCCGATGGTATGGTCTGCGGTTTTCTGAACGGCGTAGCGGAAACATGTAGCGGGCTGGCGATGGTGACCTATGCACTGGATAGCGACGATCTGCACGATGGGGCAGAAATCAAACTGCCACGGGAGGAACAGAAGCAATGAGTGATGAACCCACTTACATGGACTGCTGGCACTTTATCGCCCCGCTGATTCCGGTGGACACTGACTACACAATGGATATTTACATCAAAAATGGGACTACGGAAAGGCGATGAAAAAATGATAACTTCTATCTTAGTGTTTTTTGCGTATGTTACACTGGCTGGAATCTGGGTTGCAGGGCTTACGATCGGCGCAGAAATGCTTTGTCCAGACTACGATCCACTGTGGGACGTCTGGCCCGTTTTATGCGGCGCCTTCTGGCCGTTTGCCGGGATTCCCGCAGCGGCGTATATCTTTGCACAGTGGTATCTGGGAAAGGATGGGAATCATGAGTAGGAAACCGGACTATCTCACACTGTGCTCCATAGCCGCGCAGAAGGCCGGGACGAGCTACGGAAAGTACATGGCAATGCACGGATACCGCCCGCCAATTCAGGCCGATGTGGAGGTCGTGGAAGCCCCGCAGGGCATTATTAAGGTCTGCCCCCAGTGCGGGAAGGAATTCACGCAGGGCAAGATCAGGCAGAAAATCTATTGCAGTTTGGAGTGCCAGGAAGCCCACGCTCAGAGAGCCGCTCAAAGGAGATACCGTGACAGGAAAGCGGAAAGAGGTGGCACGATGTGAACATTGCGCTTAACGCTGATTGCATGGAAATCATGCGGGAGCATCCGGATAAATATTTCGACTTGGCTGTAGTCGATCCGCCGTATGGAAGCGGGGGGGGAGTTCGTCAGCGGCACCCGCTTCGGTGGACACTTTGACAGGTACCTGCAAGATTGCCCGGACGGGAGGAAAGTGGGCGGCAAAGTTCGGAAAAAAATCACGAGCTGGGACTATGCCCCCGGCGAGGACTATTTCAATGAGCTTTTCCGGGTGAGCAAGGAGCAAATCATATGGGGTGGGAACTATTTCCAGCTCCCACCGAACAGATGCTTTTTGGTCTGGCTGAAAACAAATATCCCGGAAAACTTTTCTATGGCAATGGCGGAATATGCCTGGTGCAGTTTCAACGATAACGCAAAAGTTATCAAAATGTCATCTGCGGGTATAGCGGGCAGATTCCACCCAACTCAAAAGCCGGAAGAATTATACCGATGGATATACGCCCACTACACGAAGCCGGGGTTCAAGATTCTGGATACTCACCTTGGCAGCGGTAGCTCCCGGCGGGCGGCGGATGATTTCGATCTGGATTTTGTTGGAACGGAAATTGACAAGGAATATTTTGAGAAGCAGGAAGCCGCGTGGACAGAATATACAGCACAGCAGCGGATTACCCTGTGACGGAAATGGGATGGTAATGTGGAATACAGGGACGACAGGAAGTATTGCGTCGGGTGCCGGTATTTCTTCGGGTACCACGAGGGTGGAAAGTGCTGCAATTACATATTCGTCCATGGGGAAAAGCGGCCTTGCCCGCCTGGGAAGAATTGCACCGAAAGGAGGACGAAAACGAAAAACAGGAGACGGAATTTAATATTATAGCTTTATCCCTGTATAGTATATATAATATAATTCTATATCTTGTGTGTATGTTGTTATAGTTCTATACAGGGATTTAATAAGATATGCAAGGAGGAACGGAATGAACTGGAAGTATGAGGCCATTGAAAAGCTAAAGGAGTACAGCGCAAAGAAACAGTCCCTGAAAAGCATTCCCGAAGAAATGGCGCGGCTGGAATCCGCTATGCAGAGTATCCGAAGCGCCACGGCTGACGGTACGCCGGTAAGCGGCGGTGGCTCCGGTCGGGAAGATATGATGCTATCGAATATCGTTCACCGTGAGGAACTGGCGCGGTCACTGGAACAGGCGAGAAAATGGGTGTCGCTTGTGGATTCCGGGCTTGAAGTCCTTACAGACGATGAGCGGAAGGTGCTGGATAGATTCTACATAAAGCCCGCGAGGGGAAATGTGGACAGGCTGTGCGAAGAATTTGGGATTGAAAAATCTCAGGTTTATGCGCGAAAGGATTCGGCGCTTCACCACTTTACAATTTGCCTGTACGGATGCGCAGAAATTTGAAAAACCGGAAAAAAACCGGAAGATTTTTCAGTTTGAATGTGCTATACTGGTAAAAAAGAAAAAGCGCAAGAGGCTTGGGATTGTTCCTGAGCCTCTTTTTGCATGGCGCGGTAGATAACGAGTTGGGCGCTCTCTCCCCAACAGAAGGCCGTTCGAGTCGGCCTTGCGCCAATTATTTTGTATGAGCGGTGGTGCTATGGCTGCAAGGATTACAGATCGGAAGAAAAAAAGAATAATCGCCGACTGGATAGAAATGCAGTCGTACAGCGCCGTTGCAAAAAAGCATGGCGTAACTCACCAGACTGTGAAAAGGATTGTCAGCGCTTCACCGGATATCGCCCAAAAAGTGCAGGAAAAAAAAGAAGAGAATACCGCCGACATGATGGCGTACATGGAATCACAAAAAAAAGCGATGCAAGAAGCAATCACCTTGCATCTGAAAGCGCTCACAGACCCCGAAAAGATTTCAGCCGCAACATTAAGCCAGATTGCAACATCTTTCGGGATTATTGTCGATAAGGCCACAAGAAACACGGCAAGCGGCAATGATAGTCTCAATAAGCTGGATGGGCTAATTAAGGAGTTTAGAGATGCTATTAAGCCCGAAACAGATTGAATTTGCAAGGTATGGGAATCACCGATGGAATTTCAAGGGCGGCGCGACCAGAAGCGGGAAAACATATCTTGATTTCAAATGGATTATTCCCATGCGGATTCGAGAACGAGCCGGGAAAGATGGGCTTTCCGTTATTTTGGGCGTTACAAAATCCACAATAGAGCGAAATGTGCTAGAGCCTATGCGGAATCTGTACGGGGATAAACTTGTTGGGGCGATTTCCAGCGATAATACAGCATGGATTTTTGGCGAGAAGTGTTATTGCCTTGGCGCGGAAAAAGTGTCTCAGGTATCGAAGATTCGCGGCGCGTCTATCAAGTATTGCTACGGCGACGAGGTCGCGGACTGGTCGGAGGAAGTTTTCGCCCTCCTGAAAAGCCGGCTTGATAAGGAGTATTCCTGCTTCGATGGCACATACAATCCACAGTATCCCAACCACTGGCTAAAGAGATTCCTTGATAGTGATGCTGATATTTTCAGCCAAGAATACACGATAGACGATAATCCATTTTTACCCCCCGCTTTTGTTGAAAATCTGAAAAAAGAATATGCCGGAACGGTGTTCTATGATAGGTACATTCTGGGGAAATGGACGCTGGCAGAGGGGCTTGTATACGATTTTTCCGAAGCGAATATCACGGATGAAGTGCCGGAATCCGCGGATTATTACATAAGCATCGACTACGGCACCCTGAACCCATTTTCATGCGGATTGTGGGCTGTGAATGGTAATAAGGCGGAAAGAATCAAAGAGTATTACTACGATGGAAGAGCCAACTATAAGCAGCTCACAGACGAGGAATATTGCGACGCTGTGGAGAGCCTGACGGACGGATACGAAATCAAGAGGGCGGTTATTGATCCTTCGGCGGCTTCTTTCATTACCGCCCTGAAACGCCGTAAATTCCGCGTCCAGCAGGCGGACAACGCCGTTCTTGATGGTATTCGGCGCACGGCGGTATATCTCAAGAACGGGAATATAAAAATTCACCGTTGCTGCACGGATGCCATTCGGGAGTTCGGGCTATACCGATGGGACGATAAGAAAACGGAGGACGCGGTAGTGAAGGATAACGACCACGCTATGGATGATATCAGGTACTTTTGCAACACCATTATGAAATACAAAGTGGAGAAGAAAAACGAGATTTCACCCGCTGCTGCGTTGCTGTTGTGATTTGGTGAGATTTCTGCTATTGGAGAAAATGCATGAAAATTTATCAAGATTTGGAAGAAGCCATTGCAAAGGGAACTACCGGGAAATTCATACGTGATGCAGTGCTGGAGCACCAGAGCAGCAAGGCGTACAAAGACGCCGCTGACGGTATGGCGTACTATAATAAGCACAATATCACCATTGAGAAATTCCAAAAGTTCCTTTTCACTTTATCCGGGAACAAAACTCCTGATATTTGGAGCAGCGACTACCGGCTTAAAACGCTAACGTTTCGGCGGCTGGTGACGCAGGAAGTGGGCTATATTTGCGCTAATGGCGTAAGCATGGACGAAAAGGAAAATCTGGGCGCGGACTTCGACAATAAGCTGCAAACGGCGGCAAAATTGGCACTGGCGCAGGGTGTTTCCTACGGCTATTGGAATCTCGATCATCTGGAAGTGTTTTCGTTCGCCGATACTCCTGGAAATCCGGGATTTGTTCCGCTGCTGGATGAAAAAACGTCGGAGCTGATGGCCGGTATTCGGTACTGGTTCCGAGAGACTGGCCGAAAAACTGTTTTCCGGGCTACGCTTTACGAGTTGGACGGCGTGAGCGAATGGAGCGCGGAGGGAAGCGACGACGCGCAGCCCATGGCCGAGAAACGCGCATATATCCACAAGGAGCTGAGGAACGATCTGGGCGTTGTGGATGTGTGCGACGAGAACTACACCCGCCTGCCTATTGCGGCACTGTATGGAAATGATACCCACGAAAGCGAACTCGTTGGGTTGCGGGGCGCCATCGACTGCTATGATTTCATCAAATCCGGGTTTGCCAACCAAATTGACGATACCAGCGGAATTTACTGGATTCTGCACAATACCGGCGCTATGGACGATAAGGATTTGGCACAGTTCATTCAGAGAATGAAGAGCGTAAAGGCGAATGTGGTAGATAGTTCCGATGGAACGGCAGCAGAAGCCCACACCCTTGACGTTCCTGTAGAAGCCCGAAAAACCATGCTGGATATCTTGCGGCGCGACCTGTACGAAGATGCCCAGATGCTTGATGTGACGGCTCTGGCGGGCGCTGAGAAAACGGCTACAGAGATTTCGGCGGCGTATCAGCCACAGGACAACAAATGCGCCGATTTTGAGTATTTCTTGATAGATTTCATTCGGCAGATTTGCGCTGTTGCTGGTATCAGTAATCCACAGCCGGAATTTACGTGGAACAAGGTAATAAATCGCACTGAGGAAACAAATATGGTGCTTTCGGCAGCTGCGTTCCTTGATGAAGAAACGGTTCTGAAACACCTCCCGTTTCTTTTGCCGGAGGAAGTGCCGGAAATCCTGAAAAGGAAAGCGGACGCTGACATAAATACGGTTTACGGCGGTGATGAGGATGGCCAGACCGAATGAAGCCGATAGAGGAACCGACAGGGCGCTTGCCGACTTGGAGCGCCGCATTAACTCCGTATATTCTAAAGCGGCTAAAGAGCTGCAAGAGGAAATAGATGCTTTTTTCAAGCACTTTGCCGATCAGGATAAGAAGATGCAGGACTTGATAGGCCAGAAGCGCAACGGTAAGGAGTGGACTGAAAAGGACTACCAACAATGGCGGCTGAACCAGATGGGGCGCGGGGCACGGTTGGAAGCGCTTCGGGACAAGCTGGCCGAACGTGCGACGGAAGCAAAAGAGGTGGCGCTTGCCTATGTGAACGACGCTACGCCTGGAATTTACTCCCTGAATCGGAATTACACCGCCTATACCATTGAGAGCGTTCACCCAAGTGCAGATTTCGCGCTTTTTGACGAGCAGACTGTAAAGCGCTTAATTGTGGAGCAGCCGGACGTAATGCCATACTACCCCGAAAGGCTTGCACTAAAGCGGGGCATTGACTTGGCTTTTGGAAAGCAGCAGATTACAGCAAGCGTTACAGGCTCCATTTTGCAAGGCAGAAGCATCAAGCAGATATCCGATGATTTGCAGTCCAGAATCGTCACAATGAGCCGTGTAAGCGCTATTCGAGCGGCAAGAACGGCAGTTACCGCCGCACAGAATGCCGGTAGAATGGACAGCTACGCCGCCGCTGACGAGATGTGGGGTATCAAATCCAAGAAAAAGTGGGTAGCAACAAAGGATTTGCGTACCCGCCACGATCATGGCATGGCAGACAATCAGATTGTGGACTACGATCAGCCGTTTGATGTCGGCGGCTATAAGATGATGTTCCCCGGTGATGGCTCGTTGGGAGCGCCGGGGCATGAGCTGTATAATTGCCGCTGCACGGTGGTGAATGCCACGGACGACGATCTGGAAGCGGAGCGCCACATGATGCGCGTGAAGAATCCCGAAACCGGGGAATATGAGCTTGTAAAGAAAAAATCGTACAAAGAATGGTACGACGAAAAGAAAGCGCAGTATCCTCCGGAAAAATGGGCGGGCATGGTGAAAGCTGGTAAAAACTATCAGGCAGACCAACGGGAATATGCAGAATACCGTGAAATTCTGGGTAAAAAAGCACCAAAGACGTTCTCTGCGTTCCAAAATATGAAGTACAACCAGCCGGACGTATGGAAGCAGTTGCAAGAGGAGCTAAAGAAGAATCTGGGGAAGAAAGTCGAAGAACCAGCAATAAATGTATTCGGGAAAGAAATCACTTTTGATGCAAAAATAGAAGAAAACGACCGATTCAATCAGAGCGTGACAATGATTAAACAGCTTTCGGCGCGATATAAGACAAAATTGCAGGAAGTTAAACTAGGCAGCCAGAAATCCGCCGGAAGCGTTCAAATTTCTGGCTCTATTATGAATTTGTCAAGCAAGGATCAAGCAACGGTAATCCACGAATTTGCACACACAATTTCGATGGAAAATCAAACAAAGTTTGGGCTATACGACGAAAAAGGCTTTTGGAAAGACGTCCGCAAAGAATGGCGGGCATATAAAAAGAAAGTTGGCGATGATACCTCAAAATGGATTTCGACATATGAACACAGCTCAAACAGTGCTGACGAATTTATGGCAGAAGCTTTTACCCTTGCGACACTAAATGAATATGGGCTTGACGTACCAAAAAAATATGGAGATGGGCTAGAGTACGCGAAAATTATTCTGGCGATTATTAAAAGGTATTTTGGAAGATGAAAATTGCGTTTGTGGATAACTCCGACGAAATCCTCCGCGCCCTTGGTGAAGCGTGTGAGCGCGGGCTGGAACGCTGCGGAGAAAAAGCTGTAGAATATGCCAAGGATTTATGCCCCGTTGATACTGGGAATTTGCGCAACAGCATTACACATACCGTGGAGGATGGGAAGAAAGCCATTGTTGGAACGCCTACCGAATACGCCATTTATCAGGAAATGGGAACGGGCAAATACGCCGAGGGAGGCGGAGGCCGTCCTACTCCGTGGAAATACCAGGACGCGCAGGGAATCTGGCATTGGACAGCTGGTAACCGGGCGCACCCGTTTATTAAGCCGTCAATCGCCGATCATCAGGGAACGTACAAGAATATTCTGAAAGACGAACTCAGCAAAGGAGATTGACGTAGCGTGGATACCAGAAAAATCAACGTTCTTGGAGCTGAATACACACTTTCCGTCTGCTGCGAAGACGAAGATTCGCGGCTGGCGGGATGCGATGGATTTTGCGACGAAACCAGCAAAGAACTGGTTGTGGATAGCTACAGTAAGCAAGTCGGCGACCCAACCTGTAAGAAAAACTTACAAGTTCAAATCATGAAAAACAAGCGGCATGAGATCATTCACGCATTTCTATTTGAAAGTGGCCTTGCGGAAAACTCCGAATGGGCACAGAACGAGGAAATGGTAGATTTTTTTGCTATCCAGTTTCCCAAACTTATGGAAGTATTCAAAAACGCTGACGCGATTTGAGGGGCAATAAATGAATAATGACGAAATCATAAAGGCCATAGAGGCTATCATAAAGCGTGGGAACGATGTGGAGATACGGCGCAAGGGCGACGGCTACATAGTCCTCGAAGTAAAGAAAACAATCAAATATTCTTCTCCTGCGTAATTGGGCGCAGGAATGGGCAATCGGAGCCGAACAGTACGTATATTTTGCGTGCTGTTCGGCTCCTTTTTTGTTTATTTCGGTAAAACCCGCGAAGTATAGCGGCTTTTATATCACAGTCGTCCCCGAAGAATAGGGGCGAAGAAAGGAAGACTGAAACAATGGCATTAACTCGCAAACTTTTGAAGGGAATGGGGCTTACCGACGAACAGGTAGACACCATTATTGAAGCGCACACCGATACCGTGGACGGCCTGAAAGCCGATATCGGGAGGTACAAGGCCGACGCTGAGAAACTTCCTGGCATTCAAAAGGAATTGGATGATCTGAAAAAGGAAGACGCTGACGGCGGATACAAGGCCAAGTACGAGAAGGAAAAGAAAGACTTTCAGGATTTCAAAGACGGGGTTGCCGCCAAGGAGAGCGCCGCCGCCAAGGAAAAGGCCGCGCGGGCGTACTTCCAGAGCAAGGGCATTCCCGCCGAGAGCATGGGGCTGGTAATCCGTGGAGCGAAAGCTGAAATCGACGGCCTGAAACTGGACGGCGAAAGTATCAAAGATACCGCCGCACTGGATGGGCTGCTTTCCGGCGATTACAAGGGCTTGATCGGCAAGACTACCGCCACCGGCACCCAAACGCAGACCCCGCCTGACACCTCTGGTGGCGCAAAGAGCCGCGCTGAAATCTACAAAAAGGACGATAAAGGCCGGTATCTTTTGTCCACCGCTGAGAGGCAGGCCGCGCTTGCTGAAAGCATGGCAAGCGAAAACAAATAACTTTTTTGAAAGGAGCTGTACAAATGGCAGCAAAAGAAAACGTAACGATTTCCACACAGTTCACCACGTCCGCGCGAGAGGTGGACTTTGTAACCCGGTTCAACGATAACTGGGACGCACTGCGCACCATTCTGGGCATTATGCGGCCTATCCGCAAAGCCCCCGGCACGAAACTGGTATCCTACAAGGCAGAGGTAGACGGCGATTTGCAGGGCGGCGCCACCGTAGCGGAAGGCGACGAGATCCCCTTCACCAAGATGAAGGTTTCCCCCGTCACCTATGGCGATATCGAGGTGGCCAAGTATGCAAAGAGCGTTACCATCGAGAGCGTGGCCAAATACGGCGCAGAGGTCGCCGTAGAAAAGACGGACGACGCTTTCCTGGTTGCCCTGCAAAACAAGGTTTTGGGTGACTTCTACACTTTCCTGGCTACCGGCTCTCTGGCACTGACCCCCAAGACCTGGCAGCTGGCGCTCGCGCAGGCCAAGGGCAAGGTGCTTGCGAAGTTCATGGGCATGGACAAGGACGTGACCGAGGTCGTTGGTTTTGCCAACATCATGGATTTCTACGACTACCTGGGCGATAAGGAGATTACCACCCAGACCATGTTCGGCCTTACTTATGTCCAGAACTTCCTGGGCTACAACACCCTTTTCCTCCTGCCTGACAAGTACGTCGCCGCCGGTAAGGTGATTGCAACCCCCGTTGAGAACATCGACCTGTACTACGTTGACCCGAGCGACAGCGACTTTGCCAAGCTGGGGCTGAATTACACCGTGAAGGGCGAAACGAACCTGATCGGCGTACATGTCGAGGGCGACTATTCCCGGGCTACCGGCGATATGTACGCCATCATGGGCATGAAACTGTGGGCGGAGTACCTGGACGGCATCGCCGTTGCCACTGTTACCCCGGCGGGGGGTTAAGGGCGGCTCTGACGGTTGACAAACCCGCACCGGAAACCGTGGACTTTGACGGAATGACGAAAGCGCAGCTTTTGGAGTACGCCAAAGAAAACGGTATTTCCGGGGTCAGCGCCGCAATGAACAAAGCGGACATTCTGGCCGTTGTAAAGAGCCGGTAAAGGAGGGAATCACATGGGGCATGCGGTAAGCCTGTATGAGCTGCTTGTGTACCTGCGTAATTTCTTCCCCGGCTTGCACTGGCAGTTTACCGGGGAGGAAATCACCGGGAACCGGATCGTTATTCCCGGCCTTGAAACAGGCGATTACTACCTGATCGAAGGAAGCCGGAGGAATAACGGGATTCACGTGTACGGTGATGCTGATTTGCGGAACGAAACTTATACCGGAATCGTTACGGAAATCTGCGTACCTCCGGAGGTGCTGGCGATTCTGGAAGAAATCAACACATGGCAGGAGAAGAACGCTGAGGCCGTACAAAGCCCGTATCAAAGCGAATCTTTCGGCGGCTACTCATACACAAAGGCAAGCGGTTCGTCCGGCTCCGGAGAAAGCACGAGCTGGAAAACGGTGTTTGCGCCGCGCTTGCGGATATGGAGGAAGATATGAGCTTGCTTGACTACTACCTGAATAACACGTGCGCACTGATGGAAAAGAAGCGCACCCCGGATGGTGAGGGCGGCTGGGCAACGGAATGGGCACAGGGCGCGGAGTTCGACGCGGCTATTATTCTGGATACCTCCATGCAATCCAGAATCGCGGAGAAGGATGGCGTTACCAGCGTGTACACCATTACCACCCGCCGCGCGAATCCTCTTTCTTTCCATGATGTATTCAAGCGGCTTTCCGATGGTGCAATTTTCCGGGTGACGAGCAACGGGAGCGATAAGGAAGCGCCAACCGTTGGCACTTTGGATATGTGCCAAGTCACCGCCGAGAAATGGGAGCTGACAAAATGACGGCAACAGAAGCGCTCTACAAGTTTTTTTCCGGCTTTAATCTCCCCGCGTATCCGGATACAGCGGTACCGAGCGACACCGTAATGCCCTACCTTACCTATTCCGTCTCCGTCGGCGGGTGGGGCGATATGGCGAACTCGCTGACGGTAAAACTGTGGTATCACACGGAGAAGGAGGCAGAGCCGAACGCCAAGGCAGAGGAAATTTCCCGCACGATAGGGCGTGGAGGCATTCAGCTGCCTTGTGATACCGGCACAGTTTGGCTTATGCGCGGTGAGCCGTGGTGCATCAATTCCACATTTGAATCAGATCAATCCATCAAATTGCGGCAACTGAACGTTGCCGCAATTTTCAATACCATATAGGAGGAAATCAATGAAATTTACACAGATTCCGCAGGATACCTTTAAGGAGCTTGTGCTGAATGCCGGTGTTCTGCTTTCAGCCTTTTCGCCCGATACGGCGGAGTATGACAATGCCGATATCATAGGCGCTACCAGCGGCGGCTTGACCTTCGCGGCAACGCCCAGCTTCTCTGATTTCGGCGAGGATATTGATAACTGTCCGAAGAACACAAAGGAGTTGAAACGGCTGGAAGGCTGGGAGGTGAAGCTTAGCGGCACTTTTGCATCCATGAATGCCACTAACGCAAAAACGATGGTAGCCGCCGCTGATGAAGCCGTCGGGAAAATCACGCCCAGAAACGATATTGCCGCCGAGGATTTCAAGGACATCTGGCTTGTGGCCGACTACTCCGATAAAAACGGCGCGAAAAAGGGCGGCTATCTGGCCATCCATATGCTGAACGGCCTTTCTACTGGCGGTTTCCAGCTGAAAACCGGTGACAAGAGCAAAGGCCAGTTCGCGTTCGAGTTCACCGGCCATTATTCCATCACGGCGCAGGATACGCCGCCTTTTGAGATTTACGTAAAGGCCGGAGAGGCCGAATCCGCTACGATGTAGGAGGCTAAGCATGAGAAAATTATCTCAACTTGGCACGGACGAGTGCCTGGACGTGTTGTGCGAGATCACCCCGCACATTGTGAATCTCGTTTCTGATGAGGAAATCATGAACGCCATCGGCAAGCCGGTGGACAAGAAAAACTCCACAAAAGTCGGCGTTATGCTGATTGGTGCGCAGAGGATTACCACCGTTGTTCCGCTGCTGCTGAAAACGCACCGCGCCGACATTTATGCTATTTTGTCCATCATGGGCGAAAAGAGCATTGAGGAAGTGGCCGCGCAGAGTACCATGGCGACGCTTTGGCAGATTAAGGAGCTTTCCAACGATAAGGAACTGCTGAGTTTTTTCAAATCGTGGGGGCGTGGGGAGCAGAGCGAATAATCAGCGCACTGTGCGCCCTCCCCAGAGTACGGGCGAGGGCGTACCTCTCCATTCTTCCCATGGAGTTGAAAAAGCAATGCGAACGTGAAATCCTTCGGCGCTACATTACCGACGGTATCCAGATGATAACGCAAAACACGGCGGGGCGTGATGAGCGATTGTATCTATCTATCGGATACGAGGATATCATCAGCCCGAAGCCGGTGGAAAACCGGTCTGCGGAGGATATCGTGGCGGATGTGATGAAAAATGCCGGGTTGAAACTGGTGACGAAAGGCGGTGGGCAGGATGGCGGCTAATGTATTTGAGCTGTTTGCGACGATCTCTCTGGATACAGATGAATATGAGCGTAAACTAAAGGATTCTGAAAACAAAACAAGCACATTCGCCGACGTTCTGAAAGCCAACCTTGCCAGTGGCGCGATTATCGCCGGAGTAAAGAAGCTCGCCGGGGTAGTTGCAGACGTTGGCAAAGCGGCCTACACCAGTTATGCGCGGTATGAGCAGTTAGCCGGTGGCGCACAGCTGATGTTCGGCGACGCTTACGATTTCGTGGCGGAGAAAGCGAGAAACGCCTACAAGACCGTGCAAATGAGCCAGAACGACTATTTGCAGCAGGTGAATGGATTTGCTACCGGCCTGAAAACCGCCCTCGGCGGCAATGTGCAGGCCGCCGCCGAACTTGCCGACAAAGTTATTACCGCCGAAGCTGACGTTGTGGCGGCGACCGGCAATTCTCAGGAAGCTGTACAAAATGCCTTTAACGGCATTATGAAATCCAACTACACGATGCTGGACAATTTGCAGCTGGGTATTGCCCCCACAAAGGAGGGGTTCCAGCAGCTGATTGACAAGGTAAACGAGTGGAACGCAGAGAACGGCGAGGCTACTTCCTACACCATTGACAATCTAGCTGACTGTCAGGCCGCGCTTGTGGATTATATCGAAATGCAGGGGCTTGCGGGGTATGCGGCAAATGAAGCGGCGGGCACCATCGAGGGTTCCACAGCGTCCATGAAAGCAGCATGGCAAAATCTGGCTACCGGCATGGCTGACAGCAACGCCGACATGGAAGGACTTACCAAGGACTTTGTAGACAGCGTATTTACAGCCGGAAAGAACATTATACCCCGTGTACAGCAAATCGTTACCGGCGTTGGAACTGCTACGGTAGAAGCTATTTCGTACCTTCGGGAAACGAATAGCGCTATTGATCTTCTCGTCACGGCGTTTGAGTTCGCGGCCACAGCGGCAACCGTTGCCGGTACTGCAATCGGGGCGAGTATGGCGGGAAAGGCCATTGCAAATATCGCCACGATATTCACGGCAAATGCGTCGGCGCTTGCATTCTTCACAGCGGAAAGCGGAAAAGCGGCCGTTGCAGAAGCCACACTGAATGGCGTATTTTCCGTCAGTGAAATAGCCGTTGGCGTACTCACCGGCCAGATTTCCCTTGCAACTGCGGCGCAGTATGCATGGAATACGGCTATAAACGCGAACCCCATTGGCTTGATTGCCGCGGCTGTAGCTGCTCTGGCGATTGGCATCGGCAAGGCAACCAAGGCGCACAAGGATTTCGTCAAAGAGTTAGCCGGAGAGCCGCAGACGGTAGAAGAAGCACGCGCAAAGGTAGAAGAGCTTGAGCAGCAGTACGAGGAAGCTTCAAAAGCCAGACTGGAAGCGTTCTCGTCGGATGCTGGTTTCAGCGGCGACACCGTCGAGATGGAGAGATTAGCCGAAGCCATAAAGCAGGCGAAGCAGAATCTTGCCGATTTGGAAGCGCAGGAGCAGGCCGCTGCCGAGGAAGCGGCAAAGCCCGCAAATGTGATAAAGGCTGCTTCTGAGGAATACGCCGCCACGGCACAGTCCATTTTGGAGGATTACCAGAATACCTATACCACCATCTATAACGGGCTGCATGATGTGGGGTCCGCATTTACTTCCCAAATAGAAGTTGCAAAAATGTCGTGGGATGATTTCATGGGTAATCTTAAAGGAAATACCGAAGTCCTTCAGCAGATCGATGAAGATTTTGCATTTGTTTCCGAAAAAGCAGACCTTGCGGGCATTAGTGTTGACGGACTTTCTCAATATCTCGCGTCCATGAGTACGGGGGAACAGGCCGGATTCCTCGCAGGGCTACGTGATGAACTAGAAGATATGTCCGGCGGCGCAGGGGGGCTAAGCAAAAAGCTTGCGGAGCTTATGGACAATGTTTCTGCATATGAGGCCGCAGGAACCGAAACTTCTGATGGATTGGCGTTGGCGGTGGAGAATGTGAACGCTCGTATGCAGGAAGCTGCAGACAGCTACGTGGAAAAGGTCGGCGATCTTGACCAGGAGGCGGCGGCTACAGAGGCGGCAACCAATACCATGAGTGGTCTGGTTGCCGGTATCGACAGCAGCACGCCGGGAGTTTTGGATAAGCTGGATTCTCTCGCCTCCCAGATGAAATCACGGCTGACAAATAGCTTTGCCAACTACACGCTCACGATAAAGGCCAATATCAAAGGGAGAAACGTTCCCGGAGCAAAGAGCGGCCTTGATTATGTGCCATACGATGATTACCTAGTGCGCCTCCATAAGGGAGAAAAAGTTCTCACCGCCGAGGAAGCGCGAGCATATAGGGCTGGAAAATCGGCCGGTGCGTCTGGCGGGGCGGACTACGACGGAGTGGGCTTTGCTGGTGGTGGACGCGGCGTGACAATTATCCAGAATATTAATTCTCCTGTGCAATCCGAAGTGGAGCTGGCAGCAGCCACAGAGGCTTATTTCACACAAGCGAGGTGGACGATTTGAAGAACTTCAACAATTTAAGCAAATTGTTCCGCTACGTGAACGAAAACGGGGATAGCGTTACATTTGATTATGCCGGTGGATATCTTATCAACAAGCCCACGGGCATCGATACGGTAACGGTATCCCTGTCTCAGGCGAAAGGCATCAACCAGACGGGGGCGACAATTCAGAGCAAAAACGTTCAGCCCCGGCCTGTGAATATCAACGGCTATCTGGTGGGAGGCGGGCAAGCAGCGAATAAAGAAAAGCTGCTTTCCGTCATCCGCCCCGATATTTCCGGGAAGCTGTATGCGGATGATTACTATCTGAATGTTTGGCCTACGGCGACACCCAGCATTGAGGCGAAACAATGGGGCGCACAGTTCCAGTTTTCCCTTTTGGCGGCGTATCCGTATTGGTGCAAGGACGATTCCGCAGCGGTAACATTGTCCGGCATTCAAAAGCTATTCAAATTCCCATGGAACATTTCAAGGCCGTATCGTTTCGGCCAGCTGTTTGAGGCGAAATTTATCAATGTGGAGAATCGCGGCCAGGTTCCCGTCCCGTTTACTGCCACTCTTTCAGCAAGCGGTGATGTGGAGAACCCCAAAATCACCAACGCCGCGACGGGAAAATTTCTGCTGATAAATAAAACTATTGTCAGCGGGGAACGTCTGATTGTAGAGATTACGCACGAGCGGACAACTGTAACGTCATCCGTTGACGGAGATTGCCGGGGCGCGTTAAGCCTGAAAAGCACTTTGTTTCAGCTGGAAGTTGGGGACAATGTGTTGAAGCCGGAAGCGACAAGCGGGCTTGCGAATTTGCAGGTGGATATTGATTTCGCAACGGAGATTGTGGGGATTGCGCTATGAGCTTTGAAATCTATAAAGAGGACTTTTCCACCCGGTACGAAATCCGGCACGCAATCAGTGTCATCATGAATATTTACTACAACGATATCGGAAAGCTGATACTGGTTGCTCCGGTAAGCGACTACAACATTAACGTGTTGAAAGTCGGCAATCTCCTGTATGATACGAGCAGCAACGTAACATTTGTGATAGAAAACACAAAGATTGACACGACCACGAACCGCATAACGGCGAATGGATACACCGCAAACTGGCTTTTGAATAAGCGCATCATTGCATCGGAATACCACATGACAACTATCGAGACGGGCGTGTACAAGCTGATAAGCGATAATCTCCGGGGAATGACAAGGATTCAAGTTGCACAGGCAACAGGGATGACCGATAAAACGGATAATGTTTTCATGGGCGGGAATTTGCTGGATGAAATCATCCCGTTTCTTGAAGAAAAAGGCATAGGCCACACAATGGATTGGAATCCTGACGACATGACACACACTTTCCGCCTCTACAAGGGGCGTGATCTAACGGCTGGCATTCACGCTATTGTCTTTTCGGAGGAACAGGGAAGCGCGAAAGACCTTGTAATTAACGACGACGATTCCACCCTATGCAATGTGGCTTATGTGCAAGGAAGCTTGAACGGCACAGACAATACTTTTGTTGAGATTGTCGGCGACGCAACCGGGGACAATCGCCGGGAAGTGTGGTTCAAAACTGCCGTGCGGCAGGAAAATGATGAATCTGAGGCTGATTGCAAATCCCGTGCGCGTGCTTATGGACAGATGGAGCTGGGGAAGCGAATCCGACGAAAGTCCTTTTCCGTATCCATCGACCCGGAAGATCTGGGCAAGTATTACGCTCTGGGGGACATTGTATCGTGCGTATCTGCCCAGTTTGGGGTATCGTTCAGCGCCCGGATTACGGGCATTAAGTACACCTTGGACAGCAACAAAGCCCGGACAGAAGTTATCCTGGGCGACCCTATTCTTACAGCATTGGGGGCAATGAAATTAAATGGCTAATATCAAAAGTTTCCCGAACAACCAAGATGAAGCTCAAGGCGCAGAAGACGTTATGCGCTGGCACCACGGGCGCACGTCCGGCGTATTTGGCGCTGGCAACAATGCATCTGTACAGGCACTTTCCACACCCGGAATGGCGGTGGAAGTCTCAGACGGCACTGGCTGGATGGCAAATTCCGGCAGTAACGGTGTCGTGTGGTGGATTGATAATGAATCCGTTGACGGCACCAAATTGCAGCTTGCCGTTGATGCGGCAGACGGCGTTCTAAATCGGATTGATCGCGTAATCGTGGAGTGGAAAACCACAAACTACGTGGACTATCCGGAAGTGAAAATCTTGAAAGGCGCAAAATCTGGGAAGGCAGTAGCCCCGGCGCTGACAAACAACAGCACAATCCGGCAGATCAGCCTTGCGCGGATTTCCGTTGCAGCCGGTACAACCGCTATCACCGCTTCCATGATTACGGATGAACGGCTTGACGCTTCGGTGTGCGGGCTGGTGACGGAAAAGGTGGGCATTGATACCAGCACGATGCAAAGTCAGTTTTCCACACTTTTGCAGGAAACGCAGGCACAAGCCGCATCGGTTCTGGATTCCATCAACCGGGAGCTGGCAGACCTGGAAGCCGGTACGGCGGTGGAGCTGAAAAAGCTCCTGTTCACGAACATCAGCGTGCCGGTATCCGCGTTTGTGGCTGATTCTACATATCAGGATTATCCATTCCGCGCGGCGATCGCGCTGACGGGGGTGCTGGATACCATGATTCCGGAGGTGGTTCTTGCCGTGGCAGACGCAATTGACGGCAATTTTGCCCCTGTTGCGGCTACCTATAACGGCGGCGTGTATCTGTATGCCGCAAGCGCCCCGGAATCGGCAATTACAATTCCCACCATTATTTGCTGGAAAGGCGGTGTAAGCGCATGATCGGCAGAGTTAATACCGGGGGCGGCGCAGGCGGCACCATTACCGTCACAGCTCCAGCAAACGTCACCGTGACTGTTTCCAAAGACGGCAAGAGTAAGATCAAGAACTCCGGCACCAGCGGCGTGG